AGTTTTCGATATACCATAAGCCAGTTGGTCCCTTGAATCCATGGTCCCAATATCTTACCCAAGGTAAGTCCTCACCATCTTTTGCTGGTAAGAATCTGACAACGGCATAACCGTTTCCTGCTTTATCTCTTGTAGGCTTCCAAAATCTATCATCCGCATAGGAATTAGTAGTTTCTGGTTTTGCTGAAGAGACTGCTTCTGCTGCTTTTACGAGTTTGTCGATTGACGAGCCTCGCATGCTCTTTAGATTTTCTAGTGACATATATTTCTCCTGTATTTACACTGTATTACTGAATTGTCCACTTTATCCATAATATAATAGTATATTATACCACACTTCTATGGTTTTGTAAAGGTTTCTTTTAATAAATTTAAACATTTATTTCTATCAAACTTTACAAATGGTTTGTATTTCATAATTTTTCTATAAATATCAGGCCATATAATAGTGTCCGTAATATTTTTATTTTCGCGTTCTACAAATCCAATTATTGAATCCAAGATAACTACTGTTTCCAATAGTATTTCTTCTTGCATCCAAAGCTTTATAATCAATGGATGATTATTATCTTCTGCTTCTAAAAGAGAATCAAACGATACATCCATATCATTAAGTTTATTTATATCAGTTTGAAACTGATACGTTAAAGATTCCATAATTTTTTTATGGTCTCTATAATATCTTTCTCCACCTTCATTAAGCATATCACCGACATACTTAACGTCGTTTTTAAAGTTAGCTATATAAAAATCTTTTAATTCATTTTCATATGTCTTAGCTAGCTTTGCAAAGAAAAACTTATCTTTTCGTTTAAAGAATGACGTAGGTTTTACTGAAGTCTTAAAATGATATTTAATCGCATCATATCCATCTGTTTCGAAATGTAATTTAAGTGCGTTATATAATTTATAAGATTCAAATGGGTCATTCATAGAGGTAGTTTATTACCTCTCTTTGATTTGATTAAATGTAAGCCTGAAGCTTCTTCTTCAATCTTTTGCTTTAAAGAATCTGTTAAGAGCTTCTTAAGATTTTTATAATCCATACCTCTTTGTTCTACGACATAAGATGCTGCATCGATATATGACATACTATTATTTGCTACAAGATGCTCTACTGCTGCAGAGAATCTCTTCTTTGTCATAATTTTTTGCTCTATTGGATTATCTTTATCCGACAAACTCTTCACCTTCATTCCAAGCACAACCTGTAAGACCACCTGCTTGTAAAGCTTTCAATGTTCTTAATACCTCTTGTGCGTTTCTTCCTGTATCTAAAGCGTTAATAGATACATGTTGTATAACTCTATTCTTATCAAAGATAAATGTTGCTCTGTATGGAACACCTTCATCTTCATTAACAATACCTAGTTGATGTGATAGTCCTAATCCACAGTCAGCTGCTAATGTATGATTAATAGTACCAATTAAATTATTATCTTGTTTCCAAGCTAATTTACAGAACTCATTATCTCCACTTATTCCAATAACATTAGCATCATCGACTAAACAGTCAAATCCTGCTATTTCTGTTGGACATATAAAAGTAAAGTCCTTAGGATAAAAATAAACTACGCTCCACTGTTTTTTCTGTGGCATATAGCTTTCGTTTACTTCAACTCTCACAAATTCATTTTTTTCGTTTATTCCTTGCAGTGAGAATGCAGGGAACTTATCTCCGACTGATAGCATATTATCCTCCTAAAATACTCTCATTAAAATACAGTCAGCATTAACTCTGCCTGTAGGGTTATCTATTTTTGTTGTTAATGTATCCCAAATCTTTTCAATTTGTTTTTCTGTTTTGTTTAAAACCATTGGTAATATTTCATCCGGCTTTCTTAAAGTTGCTTGCCTTGAATCTTTTTTATCAAAATTCTTTATTGACGTACCTGATATTTCAAAACCACTTGTTGAAACTGTTGTATATTCTATTAATTTTTTATTCTTACAGTTATATATGTAAAGCTTATGTTTACCAGGGATTAATATTGGATTAATTGATACTAACTTAGCATCGACATTTTCTGTCATAAACTTAAGCTTTTCAATTTGTTTATCAGAAGCTTTAGGTTTCTTTGCTCGTGGTATACGCGTAACTTTAGAATTTGTTTTTATTCTATCGATATCTTCAAAGATTCTATCCATTAAATCAAGCATCTTACGTAAGTCGCCTTTTTTGATATGTGAATATGCTTCAACTGCCTGTTCGCAATTTTTATTATATGCATCTGAAATAACATCATATTCATTTTGAACTATACTTCTAAATATATTAATACCAGCTCCTTTTATAGAATGCATTTGTAATAAGCTATAGGTAGGAAATATAATATCTTTCTTATCATATATTCCATCCATCCATTTATCAACTACCATTGTATCAAAGTCGTGATATATCGTTTGCATAACTTTTCTACGCATTCTTTCAGCAGGAGAAATAACTACTACTTTAGGAGTTTTATCTTGTATCTTTTTGATTGCTCTTCCTTCCTTTTCGCGTGCTTTTAGGAAAGAATGCATTTCATTAATAGCTTCATCTGTTAATGGATAACCGGTCCAGCCATTATTAATCATTTCGATATTTTTATAAGTTTGCATTCTATACTTCCAGTCAGGAAGTTTTTTCAAATTTGATATTTGATTCTTATTAAATTTAAGAACTCGAGTACAATATGTAAGAACTGTCTCTGTAGCTTTTTTCTTATTCTCAAAATAGTAGAACCAATATCTTGCTCTTTGGAATTCTCTTTCTCTATCTTTTTTAGATGTTGGTACAGGATTATGTACTCCATAAGATGGTTTTGCTCCCATCATTGCTTCATCAGCGTTTTTTATTCTTCTTTTAGTAGCCATGCTTCTCCTTAATTGTTTATATGTATATTATAACACATTTTAAGTCGTTTGTAAACGATTTTTGTGAATAAAGATGGCCGAGACTCCGCGGTGATAAGGAGTGCGTTAATGAGCCTCGACCGTTGATTAAACTTTTACTCCTAAGACGTAATTTTCTGCAGCAGATTCTGCATAGGTTTCACTCTTACCTTCATAAACTTCTGTATAGTCGTAATTATTATTATTATAAAACTCACAGCCCCAGGCACCGTCGCCTCTTTTAAAAACTTCAGCTCTTAATTTCTTATCATCAGACCAATGCGATGAAAAGTAATCGTAAGTATATTCTTTAGTTTGCTTTTTTTTATTTTCAATTAATGTATCGATTTTAGATTCAATATCATCTAGTCTTGACATTACGTCATCAAAATTATAATAACTCATTCTTTCTCCTTTGTTATTTCTTCAATTATATATTTTATTGCATTTAATGAAATACAAAATATTAGAAAATATAATGGTAAAAAATATCTTTACGCCCATTCAACAGGTTATATTTTAGCTTTATTTTTATTAAAATACACTAATTTATGAATATGCGAATTATTTCATCTATAATACTTATAATTTTTCTCCCTACATCTCTTTTTGCAGAACTACAGAAACCCACTCCTGATATAAAACCTGAGGATGTGGTTAAAATTCAATTGTCATCATTAATGAATAATAATCAACCATATGTAAATGCTGGTATTGAACAAACTTGGGAATTTGCTCATCCTTCTAATAGAGCATTCACTGGACCAATTCAAAGATTTACTCAAATGATGTATGCTCCGTCTTATGCTGTAATGCTAGATCACAAAAAACACGATATTCTTGAAGTAAAATTAGAAAATAATGCTGCATACTTTTTCATCGAATTAACTTCTGCTGAAGGAATGATGTTTGGATTTAAATGGACATTAGAAAAAGTAACAGAAGAGGGAGTGTTTAAAGATTGTTGGATGACTACTGCTGTATCAACGCCAATGCCTCTTTCAACTTCATCATAATGTGTGGAAGATTTGCAAGCTATAAAAATCTCAATAAATTAAAAAAAATATTTAATGTTATTAATTCTGATTTTAACCTAACTCAGTCTTACAATATCTCACCTGGGCAAGATGTTAACATTATATTGAGCTATAAATTTGAAAAGTATCTCTTGTCATCGAATTGGGAATATAACTTTATAAATAGCAAAACTCAAAATAAT